TTTCGGCTTGAAGAGGTGCATTTCGCTCCTCCGGATCTGGTAACGGAGATTATCCAGAACATCCGCACCATCTTCACCACCCCGAAATACAGCGTACCCCTGGATAGGCTCTTCGGGGTGGATGCCCGGGTGGTGGACTATCCCACCCCCAGGGCCATGGCGGCACTTACGGCGGATATTGTGGAGGCTATCCACAAGTACGAACCCCGGTGCAGGGTGATCCGGGTGGATTTCGAGGGGGACGCGGACGGCATCCTGCGCCCGAAAGTGAGGGTGAAGATACATGAAGAGTAATCTTTTTCCGCATCTTCCGGATATCACCTTTGCGGAACGGGACGCGGCAATCATAGAGAGGGAGATCGTAGCGGGTTATGAAGAAGCTTTCGAAACCCAGTACGGAGAAACCCGGAAGCTCTATCCGGGAGACCCTGTGCGGCTCTTTCTTGAAACTGTGGCCTTCGTTATCGTGCATCAGCGGTACCTCATCGATCATGCGGCGAAGATGAACCTTCTGGCGTATGCCACGGGAGATCATCTGGATCACCTCGGGGCCTTGCTCGAAGTGCAACGTCTCGCTGCCCGCCCCGCGACGACGACGCTGGAATTCACCCTTTCCGCATTACAGCCCCAGGCGGTGGTCATTCCCAAGGGAACCAGGGCCACTCCGGGGGGAGGAGACATTATCTTCGCCACCCTGGAGGATGCGGAAGTTTCCCCGGGGGAAGCCACCGTAACGGTGGAGGCGGAATGCACTCTTGCCGGAACGAGCGGGAACGGGCTTCTTCCGGGGCAGATCTCCCAGGCGGTGGACGTATTCCCCTGGCTTTCCTCGGTGACGAACGTCACCACATCCTCGGGAGGTTCCGACGTGGAAGACGACGAAAATCTCCGGGAGCGTATCCAGATGGCTCCGGAATCCTTCGCCGCCGCCGGTCCTCGGGGGGCATACGTCTACTACGCCCGGGCGGCGCATCAGGATATCGTGGACGTGGCGGTGCTGGGGCCGCCGGACATCGATCCCGGGGAGGTGGAAATTTACCCTCTGCTCCGGAACGGGGAGCTTCCCACCCAGGACATTCTTGATCTGGTGCTGGAGCAATGCAATGCCGAGGACGTGCGCCCCCTTACGGATCACGTGCAGGCCCTTTCTCCCATGCCCGTGGAATACGATCTGGACGTAACCTACTGGATCGATCGGGAGGATGCCACCAGCGCACGAACCATTCAGGCCTCGGTGGAGGCGGCTCTCGAAAAATGGATTCTCTGGGAGAGGACGAAAATAGGAAGGGATATTCTCCCCTCCCAGCTCGTGCGGTATCTCATGGAAGCGGGGGCGAGGCGGGTGGAGGTACGTTCTCCGATCTACCGGGAACTCGAAAAAAACGAACTTGCCATACCCGGAGAAAGCATAACCCTCCTCTATGGAGGGCTGGAAGATGCGTAACCTCAAAGGGCTTCTCCTCGGGGAAATTCTCCCGGCATCCATCGCCGAAGATAGACAGGTACAGGCCGGGGCTGCTGCGCTGAATCCCGAATTACAGAGTGTCTCTCTGGCGACCCGGGAGGCCTATATACTATCCCGGATCGACGAACTTCCCGAGGCGGTGCTCGATCTTCTGGCCTGGCAGTTCCACGTGGATTTCTACGAACCCCTCAGTCTCTCCGTGGAAGCGAAACGTCGTCTCGTGAAAAACTCCATTCGGTGGCACCGCAAGAAGGGAACCATTTGGGCGGTGCGGCAGATACTCGCGGATCTGGGCGTTACGGATATACGGATCCGGGAATGGTGGGATCTGCAATCGGATCCCTACACGTTTGCGATAGAAGGATATTTCGAAGGGGATTCCGGGGAGATCACCACGTTTCTTGGCCCCGATACGAACAAGTTGCTATGGCGAGCCGTGGAAGTCACCAAGCCGGTACGGAGCTGGCTTCGGTATCTCGTGGTTGTGCCGCCTCCCCCGGAGATCGATCCGGATCATATCTGCAGATGGGACGTTTGTCATTGGTCTCACGGAAGAACGAAGGAATTTTCCCTTTCCATAGACGGTTTTCATGGCGGATTGGACCCCACGGTACGGTATGACGGAGACCTGGGGTTTTTTGATGCCGCCGCATACGAACGTTCCCTGAAATGGGATGTGGGGAGATGGGATTCCTTACTTTTATGTGGTCAAAAGAATCTCGAAAAGAGTTTTTTTGCGGAGACTATATATCGGTGCGGGGATGGAGATCTCGGGTTTTTGAAATGCTATTTCCGGAATATACCGAAATCCCTTGCCGTTTGGGGATGGGATATCTGGGATGGGGATGCCCGTATGGCTCCCCGGAAGCGTGTGGTTCCCGATATGGGAACTTTTGGCGAAAGTGCCTGGTCCGGCGAAAGGATTCCCGGGGCTCATTACGAACCAATTCTGGAATATTCCGCCAGGCGCGAATACGAAAGAGTCGAGCGGTTAGGCACGGTACTCTGTTTCGATGGAGTTCTTCCGGGTTTTGTTTCGCACATACAAATCTTCGCCCCTTTCCTGAATCATGGAAGCACGACCTTTTTTGCAAGCGCGACAAAACGATACGACGGAACGCGACCGTGGATGGGAGGATGGAACGATGTCCCATGGGATTGCATGGATGAAACGTATTGTTATGCGGCAGGCCATTTTACTACGGAGGGATCCTAAATGAGTGTCATGACTGATGTGGGGCGAGCGGTACTTGCCCGAGGAATAAAAGAACAAAGCATATATCTGGCGTGGGGAACCGGGGAGGAGAGTTGGGGAGACGCTCCACCCCCGGAAGATATAGGTGCCACCGCCTTGGTGAACGAAATCGGGAGGAAAGTGTTCTGGCGGTGTCTTTACGTGCTTCCCGACGAAAATGGGGATCTGATTTTGCCGGAAGGGCGTTACCGGGTTTGCGAAAATCCGACGAGGCACCTTTACTTCGAGTTCCTTTTCGATTTTTCAGATGGCGTGGGATTCACCATTCGAGAATATGGGGTTTTCGTTGGAGGTACCGTGCAAGAAGGGTTGTCCCCGGGGCAAACCTATTTCTTACCTGCAGAGGTACAGGATCCGGGGATTCTTTTTCTGCTGAAACATAGAGCGCCGTTGGTGAGAAGCGCTTCGGAGCGCCATACGGCGGGCTTCGTGTGCACCATGTAAAGGAGGAAGAGCGATGCAAATCGATTTGATGGACTATTACAATCGTTTTTCAGCGGAGAAGAATTGGAAACGGGTACTCACCATATCCGGTAGAGGTATTCAGGCCCCCGAGTTCAACGAGGCTCAGGACATGATCGCTTTGGAACTGAGACGGCTTGGAGATGCTATTTTCGCGGATGGAAACATCATTAGCGGGTGTGAATGTAATGTGGATCCGGATACGGGAATTGTTTCCCTGGGAAGCGGCAGAATTTACGCCAAGGGTATGGTTTGGCCCGTCGAAAGTGCTGAAATGCATGCTCCCGAAGAGGGGACATTGGAAATCGGTATACGTATCCGGGAACAAATCGTAACGGAGCTTGAGGACGGAACCCTTCGGGATCCTTCCGTAGGTTGCCCGAACTACATGCAGCCCGGAGCGGCTAGGCTTACGGCGAGGGCGGAGTGGAGTACGGAAGGGGGAATATCTTCCTCGGAGATTTTCTGTCCGATTTACACCATAACAAACCGCATTCTTATAGTGAATAACAAAAAATCCAAAGATTCCAACCTGATGGATGAATTCATCGAAGCTTTAGCCCGATACGACCGGGATTCCCATGGACATTACGTGGTTAGAGGTATGTTGACTTCGGTGGTTTCGGTTTCTGAAGGCACGCAGCGTTTCAACGTATCGGAAGGGCTTGCCCATGTCCGGGGGTATGAAGTGAAGCTTCCCTATTCGGTGCCCTTGGTGGTGGAGGAAGTCCCAAAGTTCGGGGAAACTACCGACGAGCCTCACTCCTTCCAGCCCGACGGAGACGGAAACATGCGGGTGGATCTCCGGCACGGTCCCGTGGAGGCTATCCGTGAAATATCGGTGCGAAAGGCGAAAACCGTGTCTATTGTGCACGGATCGTACACGGGATGTGCGGACCCTCTTCCGGACACCTCGGTAGTATCTATCGTGGCGATTACTCAGGATGCAACGACCTACGTGCAGGGCACGGACTTTCAGCTTACGGCGGATAGGGCAGACTGGTCTCTCCCGGGGAATGAACCGGCTCCCGGAAGCACCTATCAAATTACGTATCAATATCGAACTGCCGTGGCTCCCATATCTCCGGATTCTTACGGCTTTAATGTGAGCGGTCTTGTGCCGGACTCCGAGATTTTTGTCGATTACCAGTATCGTTTGTTGCGGAAAGACCTTATCGTCATCGACAAGGAAGGACAGGTGCGGCACGTGCCTGGCGTATCCCATCGATATGCTCCGGCGTATCCCGCAGAACCCGCAGGAACCCTTACGTTGGCTTTGGTGGATCAGGATTGGGAAGGATCTCCTAAAATCACTCCTTGCGCGGTGAGGGCTGTTCCGATGTCGGAACTTGAATCGATGCAGGCGGAAATATCCCGACTTTTCGATCTGGTGGCCATTGAGCGGTTGCGAACGGATGCAATTATCGCCGAACCTACCGCCACGAGAGGCGTTTTCGTGGATCCTTTCCTGGATGACGACATGAGAGATGCCGGTATGGAACAGACCGCTGCTGTGGTGGATGGGGAGCTTATGCTGCCCATTGCTGCCGAGACGGACCAGTTCGGAGAAGAAAGCTACGTATTGCCTTATGACTACGAACCTCTGGTGGAACAACTCTACAAAACGGGGAAAATGCCTGTTAACCCTTACCAGGCCTTTGATCCTCTGCCTGCCTCTATTTCGGTGGATCCCGCCATAGATCGATGGAATATAACGAATACGCAGTGGGCGTCTCCCATTACCAAGACTTTCAAGCGGGGCCGAGTTAGTTCCAGAACATCGAAAACGCAGACTTTGGAAAGCAGAGAGGTTACTGCCACTATTATGCGACAGAGAAGCGTGGCATTAGAGGGAAAAGGGTTCGGTCCTTCCGAAGAATTTACTGCGTTCTTCGGGGGATATCAGGTAGCTTCCGGTAATGCGAACGAAACGGGGGAAATTTTTGCGACCTTTGAAATTCCTCCTGGAATTCCCGTAGGAACCGCTCTGGTGGAAGTCACAGGTGCCGGAGGAACTCGAGGCGCTACCACCTATGTAGGAACCGGAACGGTTACCACACAAACGTTACGCAAGGTAACAACCGTTATAAAGCGGATACCGTATGATCCTCTCGCTCAGACATTTTTGTTGCCTCAATCGAGAAGTGTGGCGGGAGTGGAGTTGTGGTTCGAAACAGCCGGAGCGAGCCCCGTAAGAGTGCAGATACGAACCGTTGAAAACGGTATCCCCACGGGAAGCATTCTTGCGGAAGGAGAGATTCTTCCCGAGGAGATTAGGGTGGGGGCACCAACGAGAGTGGAGCTACCTCCCGTATACCTTGATGCGGGAGTGTCTTATGCTTTCGTGGTGCTTACGGATACTCCGGATCACGAGGTAGCTCTTGCGGAGCTCGGAGGATGGGACAACAAAAAGGGGCGGGTGCGGGCACAACCTTATGGCGGCGTGTTGCTTTCTTCGGCCAATGCCGAAACGTGGACAGCACATCAGACGATGGATTTGTGGTTCCGCATCCTCGGAGCCAGGTTCGAACCTACTACACGGCGTATACACTTGGGAGATGTGACTTTTACCTCGGTCACGGATATCCTCTCTCTGGTGGAAGTTGAATATCCTGCAGTAGGAACGGAAGCCACTTTTCTTTTTACGCATAAGACGGATACGGATAAATTCGTGAGCGTGCAGTCGGGACAATCCGTGGCTTTGCAGGAGGCGATATCAGGGGAATATGCGGCCGAAATAGAACTTGTAGGGACGGAACATGCATCCCCGAGACTCTACGGAGGATCTCAGATTTTGAAGGGAACGCTTGGAAATACAGGGGATTATATCTCTCGGGCGTTTCTCTGTGGCGCGAATAAAAATGTGCGAATCTGTATCGAAGGATATCTTCCGGGGTCTTCCACTATGAGGATTTATGTGCAAACCGGAGTGGACACCTGGGAAGAGGCTCCTTTGGAAAATTATGAAGAAGTGGGGGATCAATGGCGAAGGTATAACTACAGCCAGGTATGTTCTTTCCCGGAAAGTCGGGTAAAAATTGCACTTCAGGGATCTCCGGCGGAAAGGCCTCTAGCGAGATTATTGAGAGCGGTGGTTGTGGATGCGTGACGAAAAAACGCTGGGGAGAGGATACCCTCTCCCCCATCGATTTAACTCCTTGTCAACGGATGTGGGGCGGATCCGGGAGGCCCTTGCCAAGTTGGATGCGGATATGATCGAGGCCATGGTCACGGGAGAGGCGGAGGTGCAAGAACATCTTCAAAATGCCCCTCACCTGACTGCTCAGGAAGTAATTACCGAAGCTGGCGAGATCGCGGCGGAAGCCGTAACGGCTCACGAATCCGCCAAGCCACACCTGACGGAAAGCCAGGTGGACGGAAGAATAGATGAAAAGATCGCTTCCATTCCGGACCCTGTGCCGACCTTGGTGTTCTGGGAGGTCGTGGAAGGTTTTGCCGGATTGCCTGATGGCACGCCCGTCAAGGTGAAAAATGGAGAGATCGTCACGTATCACATCCTGGGTTTGGGAGATACCCCAATCGGAGAAATCTGCTGGAAGGGAGACGTGACCAGAGTTGTAAAAATTGACGTAAATATCCCCGGCCAGTTTGCGGATACTGCCAACACCGCCGCCATCGTGGAGAAAACGGGAGATCCGCTCCGTTGGGATGGGGGGCCGGGGAAGCTTTGTGCGATAAGGCATGACATGCGAACCCCGGACTCTGCCGCCACGGATGGACAACCCGCTATCAATGTGTCTCTGGGAGGTGTGAATGCCCTTTTTGTGGATTCGGAAACATCTACCGTCAGGAAGACCGAGACATGCAACGCCGATGTGGTTTGCGGAGACGATGTGGAGATAAAGATCGTACAGGCCACGGGAGGGACTCCGGGACATGACGCGGAAAGCCTTTCGGTGTCTTTGCTATTTGCCCTGCTATAGAGGTGATGGCCATGTATAGAAAGAGATGGACAAGTGAAAGCGAGTATGAAATAGAGCAGCTTTCCGCAAAAGGCTATTGGCGTGCTGCATCCGAGGAATCCGCAGGGTATACGGCTTGGATTGCGTCCGGGAATGTTCCTGCGGAAGTGCCGTATGTCGCTCCGGCGGAACCGTCGTTGGAGGATTTGAAGGTAGCGAAAAAAGCAGAGCTCGCCGCAGCACGATATGCCGTCGAAACCGGGGGGGTGGAAATCTCCGGAGCTATCGTTCTTACCGATCGGGAGAGCCAGTCCATGTTGATTGGTGCCGTGTTGCAGGCCATACAGGATAGTGAATACACGTGCCAGTGGAAAACGGCCTCCGGGTGGGTCTCTTTGGACACCACGACATTGATTGCCATGGGGCTGGCGGTGCGTACCCACGTGCAGGCTTGTTTCGACAAGGAGAAAACGCTCTGTGAGGCGGTGGACGCTGCGGCAAATACGGCGGCGCTGGAGCTAATCGCATGGGAGTGATCCTTAGAAAACCTCGGTTCCTCTTGACTGGCGTAAGGGCCGAAGGTGGGACTGTAACGGAGGTTGACGGATATATCTTTCATGCCTTCACCAGCTCCGGAACTTTATTGATTGCGGTAGCTCAAGCCGAGATAGACCTTCTTGTCGTCGGCGGCGGCGGCGGTGCAGGGTTCGGCGGAGGTGCTGGCGGAGGTGGCGTAATCGTGGATTCTTTTCTCCCACCTCTGGGTGAAATTCCCGTGGTTGTTGGAAGCGGGGGGACCGGTATGAACAATGGCGAGAACTCCTCATTTGGAGATATTGTTGCGTCTGGAGGAGGGCATGGGGCAAGCGCCAAAGATAACATCGCGGGCAGTTCTGGAGGATGCGGTGGCGGTGGCGTGAAGTATGTCCCTGTGGATGGTGGCACGTTTTACAACAAAGGAGCCGGAGCTGGAACTGATGGACAAGGGTCTCCCGGGGGAAATCCTTATTATTACACGAGCACCAAGGCTTTTGGGACCGGAGGAGGCGGAGGTGGTGCTGGCGGTGCTGGTGACGGTAATAGTAAATCCACATATTATAAGGCTGGAAATGGTGGCCCCGGTATTTTATGGTATGGAAACGGGCTTTATTATGGCGGCGGCGGAGGCGGTGGTGTTTGTTATGGTAACGGAGGTACGACTGATCCTGGGATTCCCGGTAGTGGCGGAGTTGGCGGGGGAGGAAGTGGCCGCAGGAGTTACCGATGCGGATATAACGGAACCAATGGCCGTGGCGGTGGTGCCGGAGGAGGTTTAGGTGATTCGGGATATTTTTCCGGCACGGCCATGTATTCCAAAGGCGGATCTGGAGTTGTGATTTTACGGTATAAAGCAAATTGAATGTGAAAAACCATACTAAACGCAGAGCCTCTCTGGGGGCTTTTGGGGGGAAGGAAGATCGTAATGAAACTCCGAGTGGCTATTTCGTTAAATAAAACTTGCCGGATCTTGAAAAAGGTTCGGCATTTTTTACGCTCGAAAACGAGTGGAAAGGAGTGTGATTGTGAAACTGACTGAACACTTTGTGGGAGCGGAAATGCGCTGTCGGTGCGGATGCGGGGTGTGTGTCGTTCACCCGGATCTACTTCCCCTGGCGGAAAAGATCCGTTCCATCCTCGGGGACGTTCCCATGATTGTGACATCCGGATATCGGTGTCCCCAACATAATAGGCATGTGGGCGGGGCTCGGGATAGCAAACATACCCTGGGTATGGCCATGGATTTTATCCCCCAGGGGATTGCGATCCCCGAAGCAAAGGAAAGAATCCTGAAAGCCTACGAGGCGGGGAAACTCCCGGAACTCGGAGGACTCGGATACTATCCGGATCAGGGATTTTTGCACATCGATGTGTACCGAACGGGGCATTTGAGGCGGTGGTAGGGCGTGGATGAAATCAAACGGGTATGTGCTTTCCTTCTTCCGGCCGTTTTGATTGCGATGATCGGCAGTCTCGTGCGGTATCTCCGATTCCACCGCCACGAGGTTTTTTCGTGGGGAGCCTTTCTTACCGGCCAGATCACGTCAGCCTTTATAGCAGTTGTAGTCGGGTGTTTTTGCCTGGGGGCGGGACTAAATCAATTGACATCTCTCGCAATCGCGGGGGCTTTCGCATATACGGGAGGTCGCTTTTTGGATGTCGGGCAAGAGGCGCTGTTTAAGTGGGTCGTCCGGTGGTTTGAAAGGAGGAGCAAATAAGGAAGGATAAAACAGACGGCAGATCATTGGCTCCGGTGGCTACGGCCTCCGGATTTTTTTGTGCCTTGAAAGGAGCGGAACATGAGCGTTAAGGAAAAACTGCGCCAGATTCTGGAAAACACCAGCGAATCTTTCCAACAGCTGAAAGAAATCAAGTCCTGGAGCATTTCGTCCCTTTGGGGGAATATCGGAATCATCGTCCAGGCTTCCAAGGACGGGCTCGAGGCCATCGCGGAACTCAAGGAGGTTTTCGGGGACGTGGTTCACGACTCCGAGGCTCAGAACGAACTCGCGGATATCTTGGACGAGGCTATAGAGTTTAACGCCATCTTGGAGGCCGTTGACGGTCTGGTCTTCAAAGTGGCGATCAAAGCCGCTTGCACCGCCCTGGCGCCCTTCGTGGATGACCCCGCGGGAAATCCCGAGGAGGACGGAAGGGAGGTGAGCGCATGAAGCATACCGTGAAGATGGAATACGACGGCGTTCAGATGGACGAAGACGGGTTCCTGCATTTCAAGGCGGGTGAGTACGAGAAGGCCCAGGATTGGAAGCGGTGGACCGTGGGTCTCCTGAACCGGATGCGGGAAGTGGAGCTGGAGCAGAAAGAAGCGTAG